CGCTGATTTTCGCAAGCGCGCTGCCGCGGCTGCCGCAAACAAAATCCAATAAAAGGGGTTTACTGTGACCTCAATGCCTTCTTCGTCGCTTGGGTATAACACGCTTGGTCGTGCAAATGTCGACGAGCGGTTTCCTGATCCGTTTTGCGATATCGCTAGTTTGTCGATGCCAGAGAGCATTCAAACAGCGCTGCGCTGGTGCGAATACATTGTCAACGCGAACGGCCCTTACCGACAGGCCATTGATCGCGTGGTCTCTTATTTTATTACCGATGTCGAAATCAAAGACATTGGCGAAAAAACGACAGGTCGCGAAGAGAAAGAGAAATTTCGCGTTTTTCTCGAAGAGACGCTGAGCATCAAAAACGTTTTGCACACAGTAGCGCTGGATTACCTGACCTACGGCAACTCGTTCACAAGCATAATTGTTCCTTTTCGCCGGTATTTGATGTGCCCGCACTGCGGGCTTGAAATGCCGTTTGATAAGGTGCACAACTCTACCCAGTGTGCGTTTTCATGGCAGAATTTTGAGTTCCACGCAACTTGCCCAAATTGCAAGTTTGTTGGCGCGTGGAAGCATATCGATAGGCGTAGCGGCGACACCGGCACGATTAGCGTCAAGCGCTGGAGTCCGCACGAGATGGATTTAATCTGGGACCCGTACACCGAAGATTGTACGTATGTCTGGAAAATCCCAGAAGACTACAGAAATCTGATTAAGGCCGGACATCTGCATCATTTAGAGCGCGCAAACTGGGAAGTCATTCAGGCGATTAAAGATAACAAAAACCTGATGTTCGATAAGGGCGTGATCTATCATTTAAAAGAAGACGCGCTTTCTGGGATGCGTAACCGCGGCTGGGGCATATCGCGGGTTCTGGCTAATTTCAGACAGGCGTGGTATGTACAGATTCTGCATCGCTACAACGAGGCCGTAGCGCTCGACTACGTTATCCCCTTTCGTGTGATTACCCCGGCGCCCAGAGGCGGCGACGGGCAGTCTAGCGACCCTGTGCACACCATCAATCTGTCCAGTTTCACTGCGCGCGTGCAGGCTATGTTACGCGCCCGCCGGACTGATCCGGCGCGCTGGAACATTTTGCCGTTTCCGGTCAATTATCAAGCGCTCGGCGGCGACGCCACGCAACTGGCGCCGCGAGAACTAATGGATCAAGGTTTGGAGACGTTATTGAAGTGCATCGGAATGCCGGTCGAACTGTTCAATGGCACGCTGTCGTTTCAGGCCGCGCCGGCAGCGCTCAGATTGTTTGAGGCGAACTGGAGTCATTTGCCGCACAATCTGAATCGGTTTTTAAACGAGTTAGTGGCTAATGTCACGCGCGTTATGTCGTGGGAGCCGGTTGGTGCAAAACTTGTTCGTGTCACGCACGCCGACGACCTCAATCGCCAGATGGCCAAACTGCAACTTATGCAGGGGCAGCAGATCAGCAAAACGACGGGACTCAAGAGCGTTGGCCTCGATTACGAGGAAGAAACAAAGCGCATGCTCGAAGAAGAGCGCATATACGCCGAAGAGCAGGGGCGTATGCAAGAAGAAATGGCGCAAGCACAGCAAATGCAGGACATGAGTCAACCTGCCGAAATGATGATGGGCGCCGGCGACGCAGGCGCCAGCGCTACGGGCATGCCGCAAGGAGGCGGCGGTGCCCAGCCGACGGCGGCACCTGCCATGCCCGGGCAGGCGCCAAGCCCCGTCGACCAGTTCTTGATGCAGCGACAAAACTCGCCAAGTGTGCCAAGAACGCCAGAAGATTTGCAGTCGCAGGCACAGATGATTGCGAATCAATTGCTGGCTATGCCGGAATCTTTGAAAGACAGCGAACTTATCAAACTCAAGCGCGCAGACGCCACAATGCACGCTTTAGTTACGAGCATTATCGACGATATTCGACAGCAGGCTAGATCACAGGGCGGTGCGATGCTGATGGCGCAGCAATACGGGCAAGGACAGGGCGCGCCAGCAGGTTGATATGCGTATTGGCATCTACACACATTATGCGCACTGTGACGCCGCCTACTTCTCTGTGCGGCTCGCCGATTTTCTACACGCACAGGGCGCAGAGTTTGGCATTTTCTCAGATGCACCGCCCGGTAAAATGAAGTGCGCTTATGACAATGGCATAATGCACAAACGCAAAATACGATTCACAGACTGGGTAAAACAGTACGACGCGGTTATCTGGACTAATCCGCCGAAAATCGAACAAATTACCTACGCTAAACGTCACGGAGTTTGCACGCTTATCGCGCCAATGTGGCAAGAACTTGCTCGGCCTTTTCGCAAAGTCATGCAGCGCGCCGACCACGTAATTGCTATGAGCACAGAATGCCGAGAACTATTCGCGACTGTCTATAAGTTTCGCAATGTGACGCTAATTCCATTTGATCCGGGTTTACCGGTCACAAAGAAGCAGCATGAAATAGACGGGCGCTCGGTAAAGATATTTTTGCCGTGGTTTGATCGCAACGCCCGCTGCGCCAACAGTTATTTTCTGGGGCTGCTTGGTTTTTTATTGGAGCGCATGCCTGACGCGCGATTGACGGTAGCCATAACGTCTTGTCGTTTTTCCCCGGCAGTAGCCAAATTTTTTACGACGCTAAGCAAAAAAACTGATGGCCGCGTTACGCTGATGCGCAATGTGCCCATAACTAAGCGTCCCGGGTTATACATGCAGCACGACGTCACTCTGTTTCCCGCCGAGTGTGACAATTATGGCTTGTGCGCGCTGACATCGCTTTATTGTGGCACGCCAGTCTTGTCTTTTGCGCTTTCGCCTCAACTTGATTTCATTCACGCGGACTCAAACGGTTTTCTCGTAAAAACGCAGACCGACTACGACGAAAACGGGGTACCGCATGCTGTGCCAGACTATCAGAAACTCATGTCTGGGCTGCAAACCATGATTGCCGAACCATGGCACATCAACAACCTCAATAAAAAAGTCAATTACAATCTTGTTGCCCGTAAGCGCGCATTCGAGGTGGGATGGCAAACAATATTACGAATGGGCTAAAGGCACACGGAGGTGCCGATGTTGAAATTAGTCAATCCAGATATCCAAAGCACAATTGCTTTTGCAAAAGACAATTACGCCGGTAAAAAAACCGTAACCGGCGGTTGTTTGTTTGAGCATTGTATGGCGGTAGCCGCACAGGCTGAACTAATAGCCGCAAAACTGTATCAAGATGTGCGCGCAGACTATATGTCTGACGACACAAAAGACAGCATAAACGTGGTGATCCAAAGCGCCATTCTGCACGATGTTCTGAACGTAAGCGCTTGCGCCTTTGAAAATGTGGCCAAAGCAGCGACTGTTCAGATTGCGGCGACAGTGGCAGATTTGAGCCGCGATTTCCGGCTGATAGAAACTAAGCGGGACATGGAGTTCCGCGGCCGTTTAAGCCAAAGCCCCGTGAACGCGCAAATTATCGCCGTTGCAGACGTCATATGCACCGCTCGTGACCTGATGCGTTGGCTGGAACACGACGGGCTTAGCGTTGCCGCTAAGATCAAATCGCTGCTTGCGCAACTGGACGGCGACCTTTTGGCGGTGCACGCAGCAAACAAATACTATGTGCTTCGTTTGTTCACCCACGCAGCGCGCAATCTGATCAGCGATGTGAGCACGGCAGTCAAAGCAAAAAAACAAAAAGCCAAACTTGACAAATTGCTGGCACAAAATACAAATGGGCTACGCGAACGAATTGCGCGCGGACAGAAAGAGAAAAAAGAGAAGGAGACGACACATGCAAAAAAGCGAAGTGCTAACAAAAATTCTTGAGGACTTTACAAACAATGACCCCGAATTGGCGTCTGCTGATGTGCGTGCTTTTTGTGAGTACGCAACAAGTTGGTTAGCCACTCGCGGCGTAATCGGTGTTGGTCAAACCTCGTCAGGCATTTCTTTGCGGTTTTCAGACGGCGAAGAATTAGTTCTCTTTGCGTCTGTCTTCGACGCGCCTATCGAAGTACCGTCGGCGAGCCATAGCATTACTGGTAACACCACAAAAATTGAAAAAGGTATGCCCGTAGCGTCGCCTAGTGTTCCAATTACTGGTCGTTAAGGAATCAAACGTGTTTGTTTGTTTTGAGGGGTTGGATGGCGCCGGCAAAAGCACGCAGGCGCGCATGCTGTTACAGCGTTTGAATAAAGACGGCGTGCCATCGGAACTTGTTGCTGATCCCGGGACAACAAAAATCGTCACAGCGATTCGACAAATTCTGCTACAGAACGACGAACCTATTTCGGCGTCAGCGCAGATGTTGTTGTTCTCGGCCGCTCGCGCGGAGTTGGCGGCGTATATTCACCAGCAAAAATCGCAGGGCGTGACGGTGCTATGTGATCGGTGGCTGCTGTCCACGCTTGTCTATCAGGGCGAATTGAACAATATTTGTCCGCGCCTAATTCTAGATATCTTTGCCGCGACGTCGAACGTATACGCCGATATTTGCTTTCTTTTAGACATAGCGCCTGATGCGGCTAGATACCGTATCGGCAAACCACGCGACCGTTACGAGCGGCGGTGCGTTGAAGAGCAAAATCGAATGCGCACGGCTTATCTCTCGTATGCGCAAGAACAAATCTATACCCGGCATGTGTATACCATCCCGGCAGATAGACCGGCGGAAGAAACACACGCCAACATATACGAGTTGTTTTGCGCTGTACGAGATGAAACCCCTGTAACTGCGTATTGAGGACATTATGGACAATTACGGACCGAATACCGAACGGGTGCTTCGCGATAAGTTTGTTTTTGCGCACAAAAAGATCGTGCGACAAAAAGAAGCCGCCCTGCTCGCTAACCCCAAAAACCACCGGGGCGTAATCGCGGAACTCAAGCAACTCTGCGGGGTTTTACACCGGCTCGGCCAAAAATATGTCCCGCAAACCCTGCACACAATACACGACTTCAATACACTATTACAGGCTACAAAGTCGCTAAAACGCCTCGGACTGGCCACGGACGTTGTTCCAGAAATCCGCGCGGCCGAGACAACTACGGACAACTCTGTTATCTTATCGTCAATCGAATACCGGACTTTGTACAATAAAACAGTGGCCGCATTAGCAACAATTGCAGACCTTGGCGTCAAAAATGCGCCGCCCGGATCACCAGATTTTCAACGCGGCGTGCAAGAAGGCTATCGCCGCGCAAGTGACGTAGCCGTTCTGTTTTTAGAAGACATACAGTTGCGAGGCTAACATGGAGCCAAAAAGTCTAATCGCCCAACTAGTCGATATAAACCCCGACGCTGTGTTGTTTGACAACATGGATTGCGCCGTTGTCGGAATTGGCTATGTCGGAGAGGCTGATCCCGTCGCGGTTTATAGTCGCGCAAAGATTTTTGCGAAGTTACGCGCCGACGGGCTATCCGAAGAAGACGCAGAAGAGTATTACGATTCGAAATTCATATGTTTGCGCGCAAATGTCAACGTTCCTGTCATTCTTGATGATATGACCAACGCTGGATATAAGGAGTAGGCGGGTCGTGGCAAATATCTCGGTAAATAACTCAGGAACGATTGAGTTCAAAAATCTGACTGACGGGTTGAAATCAGAAGACGCGCCGACATTGACAGCCCAAGCCGGTGACTGGAATAACGGCAACTACGTAGAGAGCGGCGTAACTTTTGACGTAGTCGGCGAGCAACTCCCCCTGTTGTCAGCAAATGATGCAAGAAAACTGGCTAAGTGGCTTATACGCGCGGCTGATGACTTGGAAGGCAAGAAAAACCGCGACAACAAAAAAGCGTCTCGTCGTCGCGAAGAAGATGACGACGAAAACCAATACTACATCCGATGATGTTTCTGCCGAGATAGAAACATGCGTAAAAAAAAGATATCAGACCTTGATGCAAAATCGACGCTCGCGCCGACGGATATCATCCCCATCGTTGATACGGAGTTGGCGCGGCGGAAGACCAAAAAAAC